GGGGTTGTCGCCCAGTGCGCGTTTATTGTCTACGGTCATCCCGTTCTTTAACGCACAGCTACAGAGTTTGGATGTGCTCTACCGCGCTTTTGCAGGCAAGATGCCAATGAATGAGCGCTTGGACATTCAAGGCAAGCTGCTGCGCCGGGGCGCTCTGCTTTCTGCTACTGCGGTGGCGTATGCACTTCTGATGCAAGATGACGATGCGTACAAGAATGCTACGCCCGAACAAAAATACGGCAACTTCTTTTTGCGCATACCTGGGCTGGACGAGCCGTTGCGCATACCTGTGCCGTTTGAAATTGGCTACATCTTCAAAGGTATCCCAGAAGCAGTCGTGAACATCATGCGCAATGAGCGCGGTGGCGAAGAAGCATACGAAGCGTTCAAGCAGATCGCCATTCAAACGGTTCCTGGCGGGTCGTCCTTGTTCTTGCCAGCGGGTATCAAACCCATCATCGAAACAGCGGCTGGGTACTCGTTCTTCACCGGGCGCAGGCTTGAAAGCAAAGCCGAAGAAATGATGTTGCCTGAGTTCCGTTTCCGCGACAACACATCAGAACTGGCCAAATACATTGGCTCGGCGGCGGGTGTGTCACCAATCAAAATTGAAAACCTTGTGCGTGGGTATACGGGAGGGATGGGGGTCGCGCTCATGCAGACATTTAACTTTGCCGCACCAACTGGTGGGAGTCCTGAGAAAGCAGCGAAGCGGCTGTCCGACACGCCGCTGGTTGGCGGGTTGTTCCAGCCCAATGATGCCGGGGGCATCATCAACGCTACGTATGACCGCATGGAAGACATACTGCAAGTAAAACGTAGCTACGACGACTTGATAAAAGACGGGCGCACATCGCAGGCGTTGGAGTTGTTGCAGTCGCGCACTATGGAGATTGCGTTAGCGTCTACCGCAGGGAACGCAAAAGCACAACTGGCAAAAATAACACAAGCCATGAACGCGGTGAAGGCGTCCAACATGTCCGCCGCAGAAAAACGGGAGCAGTTGGACAAACTTCAGAAAATCCGCATCATGATTGCGCAGAGTGTGCGGGAGGTACTCGATAAAACCACACGCCAGTAAACCCGTCCCGAACACATGGTTCGGCACGGGCATCAAATAGGCGGTGGTGAAGGGCTTTGCGCAAGCCCTCTTCGCGGGTAGTTTCTAGATCGAGGCAGGGGACAAAGAACCCCTGCCCCTTCTCAAGCCGCGCCCAGGGATAGTTGATTCTTAATTTCTTCATCCACTTCCGATATGCGGCGGCTGATGTGCATGGCAGCAACTCGAAGTGGGGGGCCGCTGGTCTTGGCCAGCAAGTCCTTTTTCTTCAAGTACTGCACGGTGAAGTCCTTCTCAAGCTGGCGCTTGAGCGCGGTGTAGCTGAAGCTGCGGTTTGAACAGAACGCTTTGAGTAGACGCTCTTCAATGAAGAAGTCTATGTGGTCGGGCGTTACGCCCCACTCTACGCGGCCCATGACCTCGCCCCTGGTGGTGTTCTTGTCCACCGCAGTACCGTCCCCCAGATGCGCCAAGGGGCCAGCCTTCTCGCCAAACTTGACGATGACAAACTTGCCCTGGTATTCCTGGGTGTAGGCGTTGAGCACATCCTCGGCACTGCGCTTGCCCCCGCTGATACTCAGGCGCTGGTTTGTGATCTGGCGGCGGTAGCTCTCCAGTATCTCGGCCAGGGGGAACTCGGCAACCTTGGCGTGTTCGCTGTTCATAATCACACCAGCAGCAATGGCGCAGCCTACCCCCGCCATCCAGAAGCGCTCGTCGTTGGGGGCTTTGTACTCCTCGTACATGCGCCGCACGGTCTCGGGCACCAACGTCTTGAGCAGGTTTTGGTTGTCAACCATGTACTGCACCAGCGCATCCCCTGCCACGGCGTAGTTGTCTTGGAGCGACTTGATTATCTCGATCTCATCGGCGTTCCACTCCAGCTTCTCGTCCATGATGTACTCGATGAGCCTACGCAACTCGCCCTCGGATGAGTGCTTGCGAACGCTGGTCATGTAGTCAATGGCGGGCATGTTGGACGACATGATGGCAATGGTCTGCCAAGTGGACAGGTTTAAGCGTTCTTTGTTTGCGCCCGACTCCATCCGCTCTTTGCCGCGCCCCTCGCTCACACTGAACAGCGTGGAGGGGAACCACTCGAAGTCCGCCCGGTTGTTGGTCGTGATCTCATCGGTTATCAGCGGGTTGCTGTGCAGCAAACCCAGACGCTGTTGCATGGCCACAGGCGAGGTGCCTGACCCTGTGCGGTAGTGCGTTGGGTGACCCCAGATAGATGCCGCGCCATCAAGCGCCAGGGATTTACCAGTGCCCGACTCGCTGGACGCGCAGTGCACCGTCAGCCCATACAGGCCAGTGAACCGCATGAGCGGAGCGCCAGCGCCCAGGAGAATAATCGCCAAGTGGTCCCACAGCTTGCGGCGCACCAGCAGGTTGATGACCTTGCGCCAAGTCTCCAGGGAGCCTGTCGGCTGGGTGTTCATCACGATGTTCTCTAGCCCCGGCATGGGCACCTCAATAGGCGGCTTGTGCGCGGCGTAGATACGTCCCGCAAACACATAGGTTCCGTCTTTCTGCCAGCCGTAGTGCGCTGGTACGTCAATGGGTTTCTTTTCACTGCTCATTTTTTCCACACAAGACCTCACGTAGTTGTATAAATTTATGTCGTTACCTGAACCGAACGCAGCCACGACGTTTTGCGCCATCAGGTGTTTGATCGTCTCATCCTTACCTGCCACCGCTTTTTGCGCAAAGGTTATTTCCTGTACGCGAGAAGGGCGCATGGCCAGCATGTGAACGATGTGTTCTCCCTGGTTGTTTAAGATGTCCACTGGGAAGAAGTCATACGGGAGCAACATGACATGTCGTTTGATTACATTGCCCTGGGCGTCTTCATCTTCTTTCTCGATGAACACACCACCGCGTTCTCCATACGCGTAACCCTTGGGGGGTTCAGGGCGCAACACTTTTTTTGCTTTGTCTCCTGTATCAGATGGCGGGATTTCCACAAGCTTCTCGGCGGTGGATACGGCGGTTTCGCGTCCAAGCATCAGCGGGTTGGTGATCTTGCCAAAGAACTGACACCCGTTGCATATGCCTGGATTCTCCGAATCAAACTTCACGCATGGGTACGGGCCTTTGATCTCCGCCAGTTTCCTATGCATGCGGTCTTCGTCGTAAGGGTGCAGATTGGACAGCCACACAGCGGCCTTGTCGCCATCATCACACTTCTGTGCAATGCTCAACCACCCGCGCCACAGCGGCTCCATGCCATCGTCCTCGGCGTTCTCGGCGTAGTGCTGGAGTTGAGCGCATCCATTGCCCGCCTTGGTCTTGACCAAGATGTTCTTGAACTTGGTGACACTGTTCTCGAACAACTTCACTGTCGTTGCAGACACCGTGGCTACAGGCCTCTCACCGGGGATTGCCAAGTCTGTCTTGCCCTTGGGCGGCAGCATGGGGGACAGCGCCTTCAGTTGACTGCGGATGTGCTCAGCCAGTGTGTGGAAGTCAAAGGTGTCGCCTTCAGCCAGTATGCGAACCTTGCGCGGCGTGCCGTACTTCTCTTTGTGGTTGAACGTATCGGGAACACGCAACACGCGGGCGGCGTCTGCTGTCACGGTCATGTCGATGCTCAAGGCTTCTTGCTTGCACAAGCGCTTGAAGTTCTCTGCCACGGGCTTCCACTCATCGACTGTTACATCGTGCGTGAAAGGCCAGTAGCAGTGCAGCCCACCACCAGAACCGACAACGTAGGGTGAACCCAGCAGGTCAATGCCTGTCTTTGCCAAGAACTCATTCAGCGCGTTTGCTGCGTCCTTCTTGGTGGTGTACCCATCCATGTCAACGAACAGTGCGCGGATGAAGCGGGCGTTGTCCGCTGTGCGCTTGCCTCTGTTCTCAAAGGTGGACACCGCGAAGTACACATCCTTTTGTTGACGAACCCATTTGTCTATGGTGGGGGTAATTTCCTCCGTGTATTGCACATAGATATGCTCCTTCTTTTTTGTTGATAGCTCTGCCGCACAGTACAACCCGTTGTCCGGGGACGGCAAAACGACCGCTAGAAATTCAAGCGGGGTCATGGAAGTCCTTCGGATTATTTAAACAGGTCGAGCTGCTGGGGGTCTTTAAGCGGGAACTCGTCGCTGGGTGCCAGCGCCATAAAGCGGCGTAGCAATTCAACCTGCCATTGGCGGGGCATGTTGTCGTGGGCATCCAACTCGTCAGCCGCAATGCGGATGAATTCGCTGTTACTTAGGGTTCTAGGTTGTAGTGTTTGCATATTTTTCTCCAGGCATCGTCAGCCGAGTGTGCGGTTTGTAGGAATTTCAACATGGTCTCGACGCGGAATTCATATGCGGGGAAGATGTCGCCACCCTCAAACCAGTTGTAGACAGTCTGTCGCGACACCCCCAAAGCTTTGGAGATGCGCACGACCGAGAAGTTGTGATGCGCGGCCCACCGCCCAAGCTGATTGCCTTGAGTCTTGGGGGCACGCATGATTGCGTTGATTGTTTTTTCGGAGTAGGCCATCTTTAATGCAGGGGCCGAAGCCCCCGCTGGTTCAAGGTTGCTGGTCTGTCACAACGCCATAGTCACTGCGCTTCCACAATGGAAAGCCCCCTTGCTGCGCACCTGCGTTGCGTAGATCAGTGTCTGAGTAACGCTGGCGCGTGAAGCGCGGGTAGCCTGGGCCGACAAAGACCGAGGGGTTGCGGTAGTGCGGCACGTAGGTAACGCCGTTGAGCACGTACACCGTCTGCATGAAGGTTTCTTCTTTGTTGTCTTTCATGTCGGCCTCACTCGTCGTCCCAATCGGACACAATGTCCGCCAACTTGCTCTTCTTGGCTGGCACAGCCGAGGGCTTGGCCGCAGTGCTACGCACCTCGGGTTCCTCGTCAGCTTCCGCCACAGGCGCGGTCTGGGGCTTCTTCTCAACCACAGGCGGCTTGCCGGGGATGGCCAGCACAGGCGCAGCTTTCACACCATCGCTTTGTGCCGTGGTCATCACGATTGCGCGTTGCGCATCAGGGCTTTCAGCCTGGGCCTTGACGACCTCGTACTCTTCCTCAGTCAACCAGCGCACGGGTTTAAAGTGCAGCTTGGGAGCCTCGGCCTTAGTATCGAAGCGCATCTCGGTGACGATCTGCTCGGGGTTCACAGGCGGGTTCTGCACGGCCAGGAACCGGGCGTATGCCTGCAATGGGCGCTTGTCGCCGTCTTCCTTACCAAACACCGAAGTGGCGGGCAAGGTCAACTGCAACACATCCCCGGTGGGGTTGTTCTCGAGCACCACAGCCAAGCGCTGTTGGTAGCGGCAAGCGCGGCTATTACCTTGGCCAGAACCCGCCGCGTTTTGCGGGCAGTTCATGCAAGTCACCGACTGCTTGTGTTCAGCAGTAGGGTCAGGGCGCTCACCATCATTGCTCCAGCAATCAGGCCCGGTGATGTTGTCGGCGTCATAGGACTTGGCGTAGAAGATGCGGCTCACCTTGGGGGCGGCTTTCACGATGATGACGTTCATGTGGCGTTCATCAACGGACGCGATCTCTTTGCCGCCTGCTACCAAGCGGAACACACCACCTTTGATGGAGATGCGTTTGACGCTGGAGACGTTGCCGCCCGTGAGGGCTTTGGCGGTGTCGGACAACTCGTTGTTACGGGCGAATGAGGGAACATTTGTGGGGGAAAAAAGTGTGATATTGGTCATGATGGTCAGGTGGGTTTGGTTATGACAACTTGAAACTCAGAGACTGAGTTCAAGCCTGGGGGAACTACCCCAGGATTTTCTTCAAGAAACGTGCGCATGTTTCCTTGTGCAATGCGCTTCTCTAACAAGTCCACGACACTGTGCTCAAGGATAAACTCCTTGAACGATGCCCAGTCTTGTGTTGAGTAGCGCGTTGATGTACGCATGCTCACGGTGCCGAAGGGGGTTTTGACCGTGGAGACGCCAAGCGCCTTCATCTGGTCTTTGATTGCAAACTTGATCTCGTCCTGTTGCGCTTTGAGTGTCTCCAATTTGGTGTCGTACTCTTGCGTCATGGTGTCGATCTCAGCTTTTATCTTACGGTAGATTTTCGTAAGTCTGTCGAGTGGTACAGCGGTTTCGCTCAATTGATTCTCCTGTTTTTTTGTCTAAGGTTGGACATGGTACACATTAATTTTTGTTTTGCAACTCCTTTCAAGAATTTATTTCTGCGTCAAACATCTGGGTCAAAAGTAAGTTGTCGCTTACTTTGCCCTCCAAGGCTTTGAACATCTTTTTCTCGATGGGGCTACCCTCGATATGGATGACTGTCACCTTGTCTGAGTTCTGCCCTTTGCGGTCAGCACGCGCAATGCACTGGATGTATTGCTCCACACTCATCAGCGGGCCATAGAACACAACAGTGTCAGCGGCAGTCAGGGTAATCCCGTGTGCCGTAGCCTGCGGCTGCATCACCAACACGCGGGGGTCAGGCTCATTTTGAAATCGGCGGATGATGTCAGCGCGTTTGGGTGGTGTGACTGAGCCGTGGATGCACTCAGCGGTTATGTGGCGCTTGAGCAGGTGCGTGTGGATGGTGTCGATGGTGCTGCGAAACAGCGCGAAGATGAGTACCTTGCGGTCGGTCTCTTCGAGTATCTCCTCCAACACACCCAGGCGCGGTGCTGAATCGAACTCAACAACTTCCTTCTCGTCTGTGTACGCCGCACCACAACTGATTTGAAGCAGCTTGCTCAGTGCCGCCGCCGCGTTGACTGCGGTGATCGTCTCACCTGCGGCTTGCACAAGCATGCGGTCTTTGAGGAGGTTGTAGTACTTGGCTTGTTGTGGGGTCAGCGGTACTTGCCGTGTGGTGGTCAGCACAGGCGGTAAGTCCAGGCACTGCGCTTTGGTGTAGCGAATGGCGGGCTGTAGTGCCTCATGCACTAGATCGGGTGCGTTGGCTTTCGGTGCCCACTTGTACATGGTGACCTTGTTCATCACCATGTCGCGCCAACCTGTATACAGGCGAGGTATCCCATCGGGGTTGACGATCTTGGCCAGCCCATACGCGTCGGCAGGGGACTGGGACGCTGGTGTGCCTGTCATCATCCACACATGGGTGTCGGCCCTGAGTATGGACTTG